TGGCGGCTATCAGGCTGACATTCTGGCGCTGGAGAAAGGCCTGCAGAACCTCGGGGGGAATGCTCCGCAGCATCTGGAGCCCCTCAAGCAGCTGGCGTCAGACCTGGGCGAGCAGACGCTGTTCAACGAGGAAGACTTCAACAAGGGCTTTGGATTGCTGACCTCGTTCGGCAACATCGGCGTCGATCAATATGAGCGAGTTGCCAGGGCGGCATCAGACGTGGCGCAGATCTCAGGTACTGATGTGTCGTCCGCTTTGATGCAGATGGCCAAGGCGCTCAACGCTCCATCCCAGGGAGTGTCGGCATTGGGTCGTTCTGGCATTCAGTTCACGGATGCGCAGAAGGAAATGATCAAGAGCATGGAGGAGGCCGGCAACATCGCCGGAGCGCAGGAGCTGATCTTCAAGGAGCTCGAGAAGCAGTACGGAGGCGCATCCCTTGCAGCTGCTGGTGGCTTTGCCGGTGCCATGGATACCCTCGGCGAGAAGTTCTATGACGTGCAGAAGGCAGCCGGCCCACTGCTGGAGGCCGGACTGACGCCTTTGATCGGCCTGCTGACGGCCACGGCTGACATCCTCGGCAATCAGATCATCCCGATCTTCAACAACCTGCCAGGGCCGCTTAAGACGGTGGTGGGGCTGGTGACCACGCTGGGGGTCGGATTGGTGGCGCTTGCTCCCGTGCTTGGCATCATCACGCCTGGCCTGGTGCAGCTTGGCGCCGTGTTGGGAGGGCTCAAGATCGGCGCAATGCTGACCGGATTGGTGGGAACGATCGGCTCGCTGATTGGCGCGTTGACTGGCAGCGGGGGCCTGCTGGCGGCGATCGCCGCCGTCTTCACTGGCCCGGTGGGATGGGTGGCGCTGCTGGTGGCCGGTGGCGTTGCCATCTACGCATTCCGCGATCAGATCGGCGGGGCGCTCAAGGCGATCGGGCAGTTCTTCGTGGATGGCTTCAACGCGATTGGGGAGCTGCTCAAGGCCGCGGCCCAGGCCTACATGGACTTCTACGTCAAGCCGGTGCTCGGATTCGCTCAGAAGGCCTGGGATGGCATCGTGGACATCTTCAACAAGCTGCCAGACACGATTAAGGCGCCGTTCATTGCTGCTGGCCGGATGATTCAGAACGTGTGGAATGGCATTCTGACGTTCGTCACCAACAGCCTGAACAGCTTCATCCGCAAGGTGAACGCGGCCATCAACCTGGCGAACAGGCTCCCGAACGTCAACATCCCCAACATCCCCACCGTCCAAGGCCCGCAGGAGGCCCCCAGCTTCGCCGGTGGTGGCTACACAGGCAACGGCCCCCGCACGGGTGGCGTTGACGGGAAAGGCGGATTCCCGGCGATCCTGCACCCCCGCGAGCGTGTCATCGACCTGGCAGCTGGTGGGGCAATGGCTGGAAGCGGCGGCAGCGGAGCGATGCAGCCGGCTCAGATCAACATCACCACCGGCCCTGTGATGCAGGCTGAAGGCCAGAACTGGGTGACCATGCAGGACTTGCAGAGGGCGATGCGTGCCACCGAATCGGCCACCATGGCCCGGCTGCGCACCTATGCCGGTCGCCGTGCCGTGGGGGTTGCCTGATGGCCAGAGCACAGTCTCAGTTCCTGCGGATCTACGACGCGGCAGGCATCACCTATCAGCGGTGGCAGAACTTCTACAGCAACGCCATCGTGTCCTGGGACAGCGCCAGCTGGGTCTATGTGGCGTTCACTGCCTCCGGTGTGGCATCAGGCGTCACGGGCGACGAGGGCGGCATCACGCTGACCCTGCCGGCCACTGGTGTGGTGACCCAGGCTGTTGACCTGGCGATGGAGCAGGCCAGGCTGTTCGAGGTGAAGACCTACGAGTTCGACCCCGTGACCGATGGCGTCAGCGCACCACCGGCTGGCCAGACCCTTGTCGCTGCGTTCCTCGGCGAGATCACCGCAGCGTCAGAGCGCGACTTCGAGCTGACGCTGGACCTGGGCAGCAGCCTGTCACCGATCGGGGCGCAGATCCCACCGCGAACGCTGACCAATGATCTGATCGGCTCGGGGATGCAATTCTGATGGCTTACAAGTACATCGTTTTTGACATAGAAAACCCCGAAAGGGCAGGCACTTTTGAATGGATCGGGCCACCGAGTGAAAACCCGGCGCTTCAATCCAGCGGGCAACTAGGCGAACTGTGCGGTGAGCAAAGAGCCGCTGGGGTTGGTCAACCCATCCCGATTGTTTTCGCGCGGCGCGTAGGTGATCGCGGTGGCGTGATGATCGCCCCGGCTGCGACAGATGCACGCTTCGAGGAAGCAGACACCATTTTGCTGCGAATGAACGTGAGCTTTCACCTGATCCTGGGTGATGGCCCCATGGGCGGTGTCCAGGTGCGGGACGTCTATCAATGTGGCTGTCGCGTGGGTGAGTTCACGCAGACATACAACCGGAGGGCAGGCGACTGGAGGCCTGGCAATGTGCTGCAGGACAACTCGATACTTACGATTTATTCCTACAGCAAACCGCCTTACCCGACGCTCTACTGCGGCAGCGTCGGCACCTGCAAAGGCATCAGCACGTTCTCCTGGTCTCGTACATTCGCACCCCAGGACAAGGATTGGCGGCGGCAGATCGTGATCTTCATCCGTGAGGGCCGGACGGTCACCAGGCTGGCCGATGACGTGGAAGGCCCCAGCAGCAACTTTGCAGACCTCTACAAGCTGTCCCTGGAATCGCTGACGAAGGTTCCGGCGGACATGATCGACACAGCACGGCTGCAGACCGCTGCGTTGTTCCTCGATGCCCAGGAGCTCTACTGCGACATCAACATCACGCAATCACAGAGCCTCGGCGATTTCGTGGGCAAGAATGCGCCCTACTTCCTGCTGAGGGAAACGAAGGTGGCAGGCAAGCGCGGGCTGAGGCCACTGCTGCCGATCGATGGCAGCTATGCGATCAGGACTGACCCTATCCCGTGGGAGTTTGAGTTCACCGAGGACTTCATCATCCCCGGCAGCATCGAGATCACTCACACGCCGCTGGAGGAGCGCAAGCCGAAGCTGCTGGTGGCGCTGTGGCGACAGCAGGATGACCAGAGCTTTGGCGTGATCAGGAGCGCTGAGGTTGGCTATCAGATCGACCGTGATTCAGGGATCGTCGAGCAGCACGACATGAGCGCGTTCTGCACGCATGAGATTCATGCGGTGCGGGCGATGGCGTACAAGAAGGCCTTCAGGAAGTGGAGCAGCCACACGATCGCATGGGCCTGCCGGCCTGAGGTTTACAGCCAGATCCTGGAGGAGGGCGACATCGTGCGGGTGACGTTCCAACGCAACGCCAGCGACGGGAGCGTCAGCACGCATGACTACCTCTACACGATCGAGCAGATCAACAAGTCAGTGACTGGCGAGGTGATGTTTGTCGGCAGCCACTTCCCTGTTGATGCTGAGGGCCGATCGCTGATCGCGCTGACGGTAATGGGAGCCGAGACGCAGGGCGAGGCCTATGAGGTGATCCAGACTGGGCAGGTGTGCGATGACGGGCCAATCGTTGGAGGCGGCGGATCACCACGCAATGGCGACAGCAGCGTGCCTGCTGAGGTGTTCCAGGAGATCGAGACAGGTGAGCCACCAGGGCCGCCATCGTTGCCTCCTGTCGAGGTTGAGGAGGGCGAGCCTCCAATCTTGCCGCCTGCGTCTGATGAGCAGCCACCACCGGCTCCGCAGCCTGTGCTGCCGCCTGTGCCGTCACCGCCTGGCGGATCACCTAGCGATCCACCACCACCGGAGCCACCACCGGGAGGCTACCCACCACCGCCAACACCACCGGCACCGATCCCAACGCCACCGGATGATCCCGTGGATCCGTGCGAGCCTGAGTGCTATACGAACACTTTCTACGACCTGACTGAATGCCCGGCTGCATACACCAAAGTCGGGTCATTCACGAAGGGCAATCCCGGCACTGATGAGTTTGAGTTCGGAGTGTACTGCGAGGCTTGCTATCCGCCTGATGACCCGAGCTGCCCACCGCTTGGTGAGACCGGCTACTGGCGCTATGTCTTGACGTCCTCCACCGGCTGCGCAACCAGCGGCCTGACCGGCAGTGCCGCAGCAACGTCAACAACATCAATCTGGTTCACGGTCAACGCCAGCAACCAATACATCTGGGGATGGGACTCCGTGGCGCCCAACACATGGACGTCGCCACCGGAATTCACCAGCGGTTCGGGATCGGGAGTGCTCAACGCCTCAGGATCTCAAGAGGTGCTCTCATGCCCGCCTGGAGCCGTTGTCAATGAAGACATCGCATGGCTCGCCCGCTATGACGTCGTGAACGGCGTCGCGTCTGGCTCGCCGACCTATGTTCCCGCTGCGCTGTCCATCGACGGCTGCGCGTGTCTTCCTGCAGGCCCCGAAGGCTCAACGCACACCTACAGCGGACGCTGGGAGTTCAGCCCGAACCAAGACCCCAACAACATCACCTGGAGCAGCTCATGACCACCCCGACCCCCTCCATCCGCACCATGGCCGAGAGCCTGCTGGTCTCCACCGGACAGGCCATCAAGCACGGCGTCGCATCAGACGAGACCTACCGCTACCGGCTGGCCACCTGCTTCAGCTGCGAGCAGTTCAATCACAAGTCCCGACGCTGCGGCAAGTGCGGCTGCTTCATGGCAGCCAAGGCTCGCATCGCTGGCGATCCTCGGATGCTCTGCCCCCTCCACCTGTGGCAACGTTGAGCCATGGCCACATTCCCCGCGCTGACCCCTGCTACCCGCGTCGTCTCACCGGCGCAGTTCCAGGTGCAGCCACACAGCAGCATGAACGGGATCTACGGTTCCACCCTGCTGTGCAACTCTGCGCGGGATCAGCTGATCGAGGCGACCTTCGCTGCCCTGTCGACGGCTGATAAGGATCTGATCGTCGATCACTACGACGGGCAGGACAGCGGCTTCCTGGCGTTCGATGTGCCGAACAGCCTGCTGTCAGGCTTCGCCCCTGGCGACTACATCACGGGCGGATTCCTGTGGCGCTACGC